CCGAAATTAGTCTTTTGACTGTCGCCTTTAATCTTTGCCATTTAATGCCTTTTTATGCTTATCTTTTAAATATTCCAAATGTGTCTTTGTGTCCCCCATTACGACGTGACAATAACGGCAAAGCGCCATTAAATTTTCAATCCTGTCCTTTTCTTTAGTTCCCCCCATTCCCCTTGCTTCTATGTGGTGAATGTCAACCGCCTTGTTCCCGCATACTTCGCAGGGAATAAAATCTTCTATTCCGTACCCAAAGTAATCCAAATAAATCTTAGTATAGTTTTTCATCAAATAGTACAAAGGTGAAAGCAACAAATATTAAGCCAATTGCAACTGAATTATGGAATTGTGTATTTTCGTCAACCGCTTCGCCTATGTTTATGCCGAACAATATATTGCGCGGTAATAAATGAAACGAAATCCTAAAGTTGCCAAACTGAATAAAATATTCCATTATTGGTTGTCAATTTGTTTTAGTTTTCTTTGCGCCCATTCAATACCTTCGTCGCCACCCCACGCCAACCACATTAACGCACCGCAGTCTGTTTTAGGGTCACCCTTTGAATTCTGTCTATGCCTTTCAAACGACGCCATTCGTGCTATTGTGTCACGTGTTATGTTTTCGCCACTTGCTAATTGGTTTGCACGCGCCCAACCGACAGGTGTACCGCAAGTTGACTTGTTTTCGTTTCTAATATTTAACGCCTTTTGTGCGTTTAGTATTGCCGCTTTTGGGTAATCGTTGTATGAATTGACCATTGAAACCCTAATTGCCGCCCACGCCCTTTGCGCGCTTTCTTCTGTATCATAAATACAAGCACCTGACCCAATTCTGTATTTCCCGTTTGAACATTTAATTACCGGCATTGCTAATTAGTTTATTATAAATAGCAAAACGGCGCTTGTTTACTTCGTGTAAGTTGAAGTTCTTATTGCAGTACTCGTATAACGCATTTCCGTAGCTTTTACGGGCGTCTGCGTCTTTGGTTAACAACTTGATCCAATAATACCAATCCTTTTGGCTATTGACGTGACAGGCAGGATAAAACCCCCTGTACGGGTGAACGTTGCTAACAATTGCCGGGTTCTTCTTTGCTGCGGTTTCAAGTACCTTCAAATTAGACTTCATTGAATTAAATTTGGAATCCGCCAAAGGTATTAACGAAATGTCCGAATCGCAATAAGCCGCCATATATGAAGTCACTTCGTTGTAATTGTATATTTTAGGGTTCAGTTTCAACCCGTTAGTAAATGCCGCAATCATTCCGTCCCAAATTGGCTTTTCGCCTTCGTTGTACCCTGCAATAACAGTTTTAACCGGGAAATTGATTCGCTTCATTGGGTTGCGCAGTATTTCCATATCCTTACCGTGCGTTCCCGATCCTGACCAAAACAAACGAACAATGTCTGATTCTGTTTTAAAGTCTTTAAATTGTTCTTCACCGTATGGAATCGCATTTGGTAATATTTCAACATTCTGATTGTATTGGTAAACTTCATCCGCCAATCGTTCGTGCGTAACTGTGCAAAGGTCGGCAATCTTAATCCAATTTATGATCTGTTGCGGTACGTTATTTAGAACATATCGTTCGTAAAGTATATGCGAAGGGTCTAAATGCCAATAATCGTCGTTGTCAACTATTAATTTAAAACCGTACTTTTTTCGCCATTCAGACATTTGTTCGGGCGTTATGTTTGCAAGCATACGATTCATAACCACAATATCATAATTACCTTCAAATGTTTCTTCGCTTACTGTATCGGTCATTAAACAATAATCCTTCTTCATATTTACCAACGGCATCATAATTCTATGATAACCAACCCCACTTGTTTTGCTCGTAATTGCTAAAATTCGCATTTAATCTTTTTTTCTTTATGATAAATTGGTTGGTATTTTTCCCAAACCGCCTGTGCGCGCATTAAACTTTCGTCCTTCATTCTTCTGTATTCTGTGCCATTACCAACGTCGTGTCCGATATGTTCAGAACGTAATTCCGGTAAATAGTAATTAGTAAACCCGGCAATGGTTGCGCGTTCGCCGTAATCCCTGTCCTGCATTCCGTACGGGTCGTATTCTTTGTTATATCCCCCGATCGTGTCAATTAGTTCCCTTGTAAGGAAGTTATTCCCAAAAGGTGTATGCGTTTTATGTATTCCATCAACCAATGGCGGCAATTCTTCAACGCAATGTATTCCAATAATCCCTGTTTTTGACACACGTTTTGAAAACATAACCCAATTTTTAAGCCAATTGTCAGGAAGTAGTATGTCATTTGCCAATATACAAACGCCGTCGTATTCCTGCGTAATGGCTAAACCTAAATTAACACCTGCGGCAATCCCCCTTTTATGTAGTGACCAACTTGCAAAATGCCAATTGTAATATGATTGTATTTCAGAAAACTGTTCGTCGTCGCTTCCATTGTCAATAAGATAACAATGCGCGTCGTGACCGCTATTGTAAAAATTCTTGTCAATAACCTGTTTCGTCAGGTCTGCCCTATTTTGGGTTAATAATATTACGGCTATATTCATTTATTCCAATTTTACGTGCGGGAACTCCTGCGTATTTAGTAAATTCTTCTGTTTCACCTTTTATAAATGCACTTGCGCCAATCATACAACCGCGTTCAATTCTCGTAAATTGATGCAATACTGCGTTTAATCCAATGTTTGAATATTCATTAATAATTGAATGTCCGCCTATTTTAGCGCCGCAACTTATTGTCACATTATTCATAATAAAACAATCGTGACCAATATGCGCGTGCTTCATAATAAAACAATTATTTAGAATTGTCGTATTGTCTTCTGTACCTGCATCAATTGTAACCAATCCTGTAATAATATTATTGTAACCAATATAAACTTTGCCTTTTGGCTTGTCCCAATGCTTTTTGTGTTCAGCCGGGTCACCAATAATGCAATAAGCGCCAATGTAATTATTGTCGCCTAAAATAACGTTGTCGCCAATTATGGCGGTTGGGTGTATAAAATTTGCCATTATTTTTTTGGTTTACGTCCACGTTTTTTTGGTTCTTCAACTATAAAAGTAATAATTACTTCTTCGTTGTTTTCTATTGGTAAACTTTTTGGTTGTTGCTCGTACCATTTGTACAAACGCATAATCATTTCGTACTTACAAGCGCCGCACCAAACAGACAATAAAAAATTAGGGTCTAAATACAATCTGTAAATGTGTTCGTACATTTGAAGTTCTGACAATTCAAGGTTTCTAATAAACCCGTTCTTTGCAGTTTCATAATTACCAATATTGGCTTCCAACCAATTGCGGTGTTCTTCTTTTATTTCCATAAATTCCAAATTAATTTTGATAAAATTGGCGCTAAAAATCCGGCAATAAACATTGTTGAAGTAATGTTTTGGATTAATTCAGGTGCGAAATAGTGTATTGGTGCAAGCCACGCAGCCAAGCAACTTCCGCAATTAAATGGCTTGAAATTTGCCTTCCATTTAAAGGGAAGGTTATGTATATCGTTAATAAATAGTGATGCACAGACGGCGGTTATAATTGATAAAATCATTTGCGTATGTTTGTTTTCATTAATTTTTTGGTTTTATTTATAGTCCTTACGATTGACATATACGGAATGCCTGTTTTACGGCTTAATTCTTTAGCGTTCTTCTTAAAGTCAATCGCATAAAGCTTCAATATTTCCTTATTATACCAATGTAAATCATCTAAATTCCTTTCAAGTTTTTCAAACAATTCTGTCGGTTCTTCATTTAATCGTGTCAACTCCCTGTTTACTTCGTTACCTACAAACTCCGTGTAATTCCTGTAATTTTTAAAAAATGTACTTCTGTCGCTTTTGATCATATTTAACATAGTTCGCACAATGTAAAATTTTAATTCGTTTCGTTCGTACATTCCAACCAACTTTGATTCGTCCATTTCACAAAGAACTAAAAAAACTTCAGCTTTCAAATCGTACTGCAATTCTTCAGGTTGCATTTTTCCAAAGGCGTCGTTTACTTCCTTTGAATCCCAATATTCCGCTAAAATTTCATTTTTGACCATTCAATTAAAGTTGGTTTATTATCCACTTCAGTACAAATATACACTATTCCGCCACATTCGTAAATATCTTTTAACCTTTCTTTTTGTTCGACGCTTAAACGATCGCCAATCTTTTTAACTTCAACCGCTACATAAACGCCGTTTTCTGTGTATCCTTGTAAGTCCGCCCAACCTTTTTGAATCGTCCCTTTACGTTTACCAAATGGAATATTGTTTACCCTGTTCAACCTGTACCCGATACATTCAAGGTTTGTTTTTGCCCATTTTGTAAGATCGTTTGCTGATATGTCCATACTTTTTGGTAAAATTCTTTTTTTAATTCGAGCCTGTTTTGCCTTGTTTGCACTTCAGGATAATTTGCATAAAAGTCGGTAAAATTATCGGTATAACAATATTTTACAGTACCAAAGTGAGTATATTTAATTTGATAAGTTTTCAAAATATTTAACTAAAGCTAATTTTTTACATTGTGTTTCAATAAAATCTTCGTTTTTTATGCTTTTGCTGAACTGTTTTGCATCCAACGGGTGCATCTTATTAAGCCTTTGCAAATTGTCTTCGCGCACTACCTTAATTGTGTACAAAATTTCTTCAGGCGTAAAGTTTAACTTCTTCTGTTTCAATAAGATAGCAAAAACCTTATCCGCATTAAATACCTTGTTAAAATCCTCACGCTTACCATTTAACCATTCGTTCTTTGTAAACTCAACAATCTGATCGTCTGTTAATTGCGGAACGGGCGGTTCATGCGGCGGTGGAATATTTTTACGTACTTCGTTTGCTTTAGCTTTATAGGCATTCATTATTTGGGATATGTATTTAGGTGAAAACTTTTCAAAATGGTCTGTATTGCAATCAAAACGACCTTGTACTGCCATTTTAAACGCAATCCTGAATTCATTTATTGTAAAATGCGGGTAAGTTGTACGAATATAGTCTTCGATAATATCCAATTCCATTTTGTCCGGCAACCTTGTTAATCCAATCAAAGTGAAAATATATGCCAATGTGCTTTTCAAATTATGCACGTCAACAACTGCTAATTTTTCGCCTTTAAATGCTTCAACAATTGGTAAATCTTCTTTAGCTATTAACCCAATCGGATAGTCCTTCCATTCGTTTGCGGCTTGCGGCAGTTGGGTCAGTATTTTTTGTATTTCCATATTTTATGCGATTTTGTAACCACGTATTCACGCGGCGTTTAATATCAAAAAACTTTTCTAATTCATAACGCAATTTACCACTTTTTGACGGTTCGCACCAATAGGCAATAAATTCTTCGTAAGATTCAGCTAAAGTATTTTTATAAGGTTCAATTAAAATTAAAAAGTTTGTTTGTGGGTCAACCGTAGGTTGAACAGTTATAATACTATTTACTTTACTTTCTTTTACTTTACTTTTCTTTTCTTTATGGTCGTTACGAACACTTTTGTAATGCGTTACATTTTCCGCAATGTCCTGATTTTCACGCCATTGTGAAATTCTTTTAAGGTTTTTTTCTTTTTTTATCTTGTACTTTTCACTAAAGTTTAGCAATTGTTTGTTGAAAGTTTCACCATTGTTTGACGAAATTATGTCAATACTTTCCATAAAGTTCCAACATTTTTCAAGTTTTTTGCCAACCTTTAATTGCATTTTTAGCACTTCAGTATTAACAGGTTTTTCCTGTTTAGCTAACTTTTCAAGGATCGTATAGAACAATCCTAAACCTTCATATCCGTACTTCATAAAAAGCAAAGCAACCTTTTCGTCTTCAAATGCATTGCTATCGTGTAAAAAATATTTCATAATAAAAAAGGGTCGCGGGACGCCGGCAAATGGTACTTGCCGAAAATCCGTTGACCCAATATATTCCTAACTGCGTTGTACCATAACGCTTTTAATTATTTCCTGTCTGCAAATATAATGCTTTTTTCAATTCTTTTTTCAAGGAATGCAATTTTATTTCTGAACCAATCTGCGGTGTCAATTAAATCCTTTGCTGAATTGATATTGTACATTACTGTCGTATGATCGCCAACCCCAATGTATTGCCTTATTTCGCTTAATGACAAAGTCGTGTATTTTCTGATTAAATACGCAGCCGCCTTCCTTGCGTCAACAATATTTTTGGTTCGGCTTCTTACTGACATATTAACGTCAAAAATTTCCTCAACAATCAAAGATATTTTCTTTGCTTCATTTGACAATTCAGGGTCAATAATAACTTCTTCCTGTTTTATTAAATTGTTTGCCTTCATTATATTGTGCAACAGTCTTAAACTTTGTCTGTGCGACTTATAAAAGTCTAAAATTTCGCTTTGTAATGTTTGCATAATCTAAAATTCTAAATCGTCGTTATAAGGTTTGAATCCGGTTGTTTCGTTATTTACAGGCTTATTTTGCGCATCTGTCGGCGCAACGTAAGTATCTTCATAAATTTTGTAATCAGGGTGTTTTGCCTCTGTTTTGTACGAATTAACCCACATATTGTAACGTTTACCGTTAATTGCGAAATTAATTACTTCTTTCCCATCTTTTGTGGTCTTTTTCCAAGCACCCCAATTTTCTTTTTTTACTTCTGACATTATGTTTAGTTTGTGGAATCTTCTGATTCCGGTTTAAAAAATACGGCTTTAAAATTACATTCTTTTTCCCATTTATTTAAGAATGTTCTTAATTCGCTATAAGCTTCGTGCGAATACCAACAATAATGGTAAACTTCAGCTAATAACATTTGACGTTCCATTGGAAGCAATTTTTGCATTCCGTTTTCTAAGTCTTGATAAGTTTCTTGTTTCATATTATAGGTTTATTTTGGCTTTTTCCCAACTAAGGATTGAACGAATTGCGTCTATTTGGTGAACTGAAGAAGCGTTTATCCTGTCAAATGCGTTTTTTAAACGTGACCATTCACGCGCCTTACTTTTAACCCACATATTTACAGTTGACGTTGCCAATTTGCCTTCCATTATTTCGTGTATTTTGTCGCCAATTTCCATATCAATAACGCATTCAATTTTATATTCTGCGGCGGTTCTATATTCGCCTGATTGTGTCATTGCAACGTTTAGCGTGTCCAATCGTTTTATCAATGCGTCGTGGTAATCCGCCGAATCATTTTTAGGTAATGGCTTCTGTAAAAAGTCCAACATTTTTTCCGCCTTATTCGTTAATTCTTCAATTGTATATTCGCGCATTATTTACTAATTTGGTTGTTTTGTAATACTTTCAAAGCTTTGTTGTAATCGTCTTCTTTTGTAAACGATTCAATTTTGATCGCCATTTTATTCTTTTTGTCTTCTGTGAATGGCGTATTCTCTAATAAAGTTTGCAAATATAAACGTTTATCGTCACCAACTTCGTCTTTGTGTTCGTTGGTTGCGTCTGCGTCTTTTGTATCGTCGATCGCAAACAGTCCGTTTAATGCAGATTTGCGGGCGTATGAAGAAGCTGACCCGGTTATTTGTGCGGCGTCCATTCCTTTCTTTACTTCTTCTTCGCGTGCATAACCTGAAGTACGAACAATTACTTCGTTTTGCTCATTTACTAACGCAGCAACCGCCTTTACATAAAATCGGTCGTCGTAATGTTCAATCGCGTCTGAAATAACTAAATAATAACCGTACTTCGCAATAATAGGTTTAACGGCTTCAATAATGTCTTCGGCGCTTCTGTACCTGTAATTGCCGAACTTATTTACTTGACCCTTTGGCGCTTTTAATTCTGCCTGAATTTTTACAATACTCATATAGGTTTTTTTTGGTTTTAAAATTCGTATTCTTCAAATTTTTCTGACCATTCCGACATTGGCGTAAATGGTTCTTTTGGGAAATTGTTTTTTGGTTGCTCCAATAGTTGTGGGTAATGTTTCTTTTTAAAGTTCTTCAAATTTTCTTTTGCTGAATTTAACATTTCCATACGTTTTCGCGCATCTGTCGCGTTGCTAATATCAAATAACCATTGGAAATAACGTACGTTTTCCTGAAGTTTAAAAAGCTTTAATTCTAAATTCATTGTACTTGGTGTTTAATAAATACGTCTTCAATATGTTCTAAAGCTGAATGCGCAAGTTCTTCAATTCGTTCAATATTGTTTTCTTTTACATAATGTAAAATAAGATTCAAAGAACCGCGACTGAATCCCAATGCGCCTGCATAGTCTGCGGCGCGGCTTAATGGCTTATGCATTAATTCACCGATTGTTGTTTGTGTTTCTGTATTCATTTGGTTTGTTTAGACAACAAATATACAGGTTTTACACAATGTAAACAAAGTTATTTAGTGACGAACGGTAAAATAAACTGATGAATGGTAAAATTAACCCAAATTTTTGTGGAAATACAACATTTCGTCCCCGCCGTAAGCGTATTCAGGGAAATAAAACTTAAATCCGCAGGCAATTAGATTGTTTGCCGACGGGTAATTGTCCTTTGTAGTGTATGTAATTGCAATATAGCAGCTTTCTTTAGCCGCTTTCAATCTTATTTTAATAAGCTTCTTTTGTATTCCTAAACCCCTAAACCTTTTGTCAACCCACGCGCGGTTGAATATGCAAATTCCCTGCGTATAAATAGAACCGCAATAAGCAACAATTGTTTTCTTTTTATCTAATATAACCCACCAATCCCGGTTCTGTTTAAACTCGTTACCGCAACCCTTGAAATTTGGGTTGGTACGATCTAATTCCTGAAGCTGAATATAAGCGTCAAAGTTTAGAATTTTGCCTTTGCTATATATTTTTAAAAGTTTCATTATAAACCTTTTAACTCCGCTTCGTCCGGGCGTTCTATTTCCTTGAATTCAATTCTGTTTCCGCCGCGAATCTTTGCCAAATTGCGCCTAATATCCTGTTCAATTGCGTATAATTCCTGAAGCTTCTTTGTGAAAAATTCGTCTTGTTGGGACAAAGTCCATTTATTAAATCCCTTTGGCATTCGCATCTTTTTTTAGTTTTATAAGTTTTTTCAAATATATTGATAAGTCCAAAGCTTCTTCGTAAGCGTGTTGCAACCAATCAATTTCCGTTAGGTCTGTTCTGTCCATTGTTGTACCGTATTCCTTAATCCCTTTGTCTTCACGTGCCAACAAGTCGTCAATAATTGTATATAGGATTTTGCTCATTATTTGTCTGTTTTTGTATGAAATTTATTACAAACTTTACATTGATATTGTATTTTAACAACACCTGTTGCAGTTGTACGTGACATATTTTTTATTAAGTTTTCAGAATCCGCGCCACATTCCGGGCAACTTCCCCTGTCTTGACCAAATACAACTCCGTAATGCGTCTTTGGCGCGATATGGTTGCCTAATAACTTGTAAACTTCTTCTAATAATGAAACGTCCTTTTTACAGTACTTAATCATTTTTTCCATTGCAACCTTATCTTTGTTCAATAGAATATCCTTCCAAAGATTAAATTCGGTTTTAATTTTACCGCCTAAGCCTAAAAATTCAGCAATGTAATTTAACCTGTTTGATTGAAAACGGAATTTAGAACGGGCAACCTTTAGCGTATCAATTGTTTGATAATTTGGAAACATATCGATACCGTGAAATAAACAACGGGTTCTGATCCAAGCCAAATCAAATTTGTCGCCATTGTGACCAACCAATTCGTTAGCAGTATTTGCAACCTTAACAAACTGTTCCAACATTCTTTTGTCATTCTGTTTGGCGTCCCATTGTAAAGCATAAACTTCTTTTTCGTCTTCCCATTTATAACAAATGCAAATAATTGCACGTTCCCGAATAATGTTATCTGTTGTAATATTCTTTTTGTAGCCGGCTTCCCAAAATAATCCTATGTTTGGCGAAGTTTCAATATCAAAGAATAGTCTGCGGCGTTTTGTTTTTAGGTTTGTTTTTGTCATATTAGGTTTAAATTAGAACGAATCCGTTTTTGTCAACTTTGTTTTGGGTGTGCAACAATTGCAGTTCTTTTATTGATTTTCCAAACGTTTTTTGGAAATGCGGCATATCTATAAACCGCCAATCGCCACCCCATTCGTAACCGTATCGTTTAAAAATATTGACAACTTCAATCCAATCCGCTTTGCCGTCTTTGTCAAAATCTGTTTTTGTGTCCCAACTTGCAGTTTCAAAAGTTCCGTTTTTATCTTTGTCAACCAATAAAACAATGTCAATTGCTAAACCGTAATTATGATATGATTGACCGCCCTTTGCATTTGTAACCTTTGCGCCCGGCTTTGACCGCCCTTGCGCATATAACGCGTCCTGTTCTGCGAAGGTTCTTAAAGTGTACGCAAAACGACAGGCTGCATAACCTGACAATGCCGAAACAATGTCGTCGTACATTTCCAAAGCTTCGTCCCTTAATTTAGGGTGCAATAGCTTAATTCGTTCAATTGTTTTTTGATCCTTCATTTTCTGCGCTAAAAAAGTTTGATAAAAATTTTGCCACAAACGTCGTTACCAATGTAATATATGCAAATAATTTGTAATCCGACATAAAAGAATAAGCCGAAATTGCCAAAGACGCAGCGCTTAAAGCGTCCGCGAATTTCCTAATATTCTTAGGCGTAGGCTTCCAATATTGTTTCCAACCAAATGCCATATTAAAATTTTAAATAATATCCTAACGAATATCCGTTTGTTGTCGCGTTTGCCGTTACAATCCCTTTTTTAGCCGTTTTAAATGCGCCACCAATACCAACACCCAATTGTCTGTTATCCTGTCTTAAATCAAACATAAAGCCGAAATAAAGCGCACTTTTGTCTTTGGGTATTATTGTTTCTTTGACTAAAATTGTCTTTTCGCTTATTTTAGCCGTAAAACCCCTGCCAACAATCTTATTTTGGCTTATTGTGTCCTGAACATATACGTAATTATTCGTATCTATCCGTAAACTATCCGAATACGCTTTTACTTCAAAATAACGCTTCAGTATTTCAGCCGTGTCAACCTTTTGCGCCTCAACCCTAAACGTGTCAATTACCTTGTATGGTATTGAATCGCCTTTGTACCATTTTTTAATTACAGTATCTTTGTAAAGCGTGTCCGTTACAATCGTAATACTTGCGCCTTTGTATTGCGGTTGCGTTGTTAAAAATAAAACGACAATTGCCAATAAAACAACTATCAAAATATTTTTAATCATTCTTTACTTTTTTCGTGGCATTGTAATAATAGCGAATCGCCATAATACCGGAAACAATAGCGACCAAACCCGCTATTAATGTGACAACAGGTTGTATTGTTGTAACGCTTACAATCGCACCGATCGTGCTAACTAATACACCAAAATCCGCTTGGTCGCTATGTTGTGCCATATTTTAAAGTTCTTCTTCTGTTATAAATTCAACGCCTGTTAACCAATCCTTTAGAAAAGTAAATTCTTCTAAACCTGCGGGATTAACAACGTTTATTGGTTCGTATTTAAATTCCTTTTCAGTTAATTCTTTGACTTGCTTCATTACTTTTTTCAACCCTTCTTTGCTAAACTTATACCCGCCTTTTTCTTCTTTTAAAATTACCCCTTTGTCGTCTGTTGAAGCGTTATCAATTCTTATTTCCTCAACTTGTTCATTGTATTCGTTAATATATTTTTCAAGTTTTTTAGCAACTTTCCCAAGTTTTTGCGAAATTTTAGTATCCTGTCCTTTTACTTGTTGGTTTACAACTTCATTGTTCAAGTTGTTTACTAATTCCAATAGGTTTTTGTAAGTCATAAATTTTATTTAATAATTAATAATATTAGTAAAATTAATACTTTTATCAATGCCGAAGCATATTCAGGCTTTATTTTTATAAATTCTGCAACCTTACGAATAAATAAATCTGTTTGCGCCGTTTGACCAACATAAAATGCCGGTCTTTTTAGAACAATAATATTGCAAAGAATGTCAAAACCAAACCAAAATGCAGTCGCAAAAAATACCATTGAAAAGAAGCCATAAAGCGACCAAACTAATACGTAAACTGACAAATGGTTTATTCCCTTCCAAATATGCCATTTTTTATTCTCAATATATGATTCTTCTTTGCTTATTGCATAATAATCACGTTCATTAAATTGGTGCTTTTGGTATAAAACCCAACTAATTAAGTGAACTAAAAATACTATTGATAAAAATATTGTCATTATTCTGCTATTAATTCTAAATTTAATTTTTTAGCCGCCCAATTCCAAGCATATTCATCTGTTTTCCAATCTTGATAATCTTTGCCTTCCATAAATAAGTTTCCTTCATTCAATTTAATATTATCATCTGAAAATAAAGCAAAATAAAAAATTGCTGAAGTTTTTAAATTAACATTAATAGCCTGTAATTGAAATTGTGTTGCTTCAATTAATTTACCATTATCCCAAATTTGTATTGATTTTATTTTTTTCATTTTATTTATTTATTAATGCTTTTAATTCTTCAATTTGTTTTTGTTGTTCTTGTACTGATTTTACTAATGCTGCAATAATTGGTCTATCTTGCAAACCTATAAACTTATTATTATCATCACCACTTTCAACATATGCTTGAGGAATAAAATGTTTAACTTCTTGCGCAATAAATCCTAATTGCTTTTGCATAGATTCATCATCATTTTTCATTCTATACAAAGTAGGTTTTAAATTTAAAATTTCGTTTAATCCAATTGTAGATTCTTCAAAATCTTTCTTTTTATTAATATCAGATAATGCAGTATAAACACCTGTTGTTGCACTTATTTCAGCTAAAAAAGCAGGTGTGCCATCATTATACAAACGTAAACCTGCATTATAACCAATCCATAAATAATTAAATGACCCTTCTCTATTTTGAGTACCTAAAGCTGCACTTGTACCTAATGCAAAAAGCACACCTGTAACACTTGCAAAACCATTAACTTGCAATTTATAACCATTGTCTGTTGTAGAATTTATTAATAAATTTCCTGAACTTGTCATTAACATTTTAGTTACAGGTGTACCACTTGCACCACTATTTGAAGTGTACCATTCAAAACCGTGATATGCATTAAATCTCATTCTATCACCAAAAGGTGCATTGATTGCACCAAAAGTGTCTGAAGCAGTTGTACCAAGTCCTATAAAAGGATTATCCCCTGTTGTATATCCACCGGCTGCACCAAAAATAGTATGTCCTATTCTATTTGTTAAAGTATTTATTAATGTAGTAGCGCCAAGATAATTTAATATTAATGCATCTGTTAAAGTATTTGTAGAACTTGAAACTTGAACAGTTAAACCACCTCTTTCTCCGTCAAAATTATTTGTTTTTAAAGCATAATATCCTAATCCTGAAGCCGGAAAAGAAGAATTTGCTCTACCATAAATTAAACCATTTACTACTAAACTGCTTGAAAAAACACCAACACCTGCGCTGCTTAAAGTAAATTTAGGTGCTGATAAATCAAAATTTGATGAAAAATATAAAGTTCCGTCACTTGGCTTTGTACCAATTGCCCACCTATCCGCAACACCATTTTCAGTAAATGAAATAACACCATTTCTTGTTGAAGTATGTCTAATATTTGCTTCAATTTGTGTACTTCCATTATCTCTAATTAAGACAGACCCATTTGTTAAAGAAACTGTTAAAATATTTGTAAAAGTTTTAGCACCACCAATTGATTGTGTTGTTGTTAAGTCAACAAAATTTTGCGTTGTTGAACCCGTACCACCATTTGCAATTGACAAAGCATTTGTAAGCGTTAAACTTTTTAATGTCGTAACACCTGTTGAACGAACTATTGAAAAAGGTGTTTCTAATAAAGAACCTGCATCTGTGTATGTTCTTAAAAAAAAGTTAGCACCTGCATTTGAACCTGATTCTGTACCTGAAACTTCTAAGTTAATTCTATTACTATTGTCTGAACGGAAACTAATTGATTTTGCAACAGAAACGTTTGCGTCTAAGTTAGCAATCAAAGCACTTGAACCGCCGTCAATATGAAGTTTTGTTGTTGGGTTTGCAATACCAATTCCAAATTCGCCTGTTTGTAAAACTGAAACTAATTCGCTTGTTGTTGCTTCATTATAAATTCTAAATCTATGGTCTGACTGAACATTACCAACTGACCATTTATTAGTTCCTGCGCTTGCAAAACCAATAAATGCGTTGTTTGTTGAAGTACCGTTTACGCGCGTAATAATTCCTGACCCAAAAGTATCAATTGCAGTTGTTGGCGCGTTTGTACCAATACCCAATCTGTTGTTTGAATCGTCCCAAAATAAGTTTGCGTTATCCTGTAATAAAGCGCCTGAAGCACCAATAAAACCAATTGAACCTGTCGTTAATGCGGTTGTAATTGTAAGCGTTGCAACTGAACCAACTAAACTAATAGTTCCGTCAAATCCGTTTGCGTCGTTAAATACCAATGAATTGATAATGTTAGGTGACAATTCAACGTAAGAAGTTAAACCCGTGTCCCAACGATATAAAACGTTTGTATCTAAAGCAATATAAATAGTGTCAGCCGCACCAACCAAAGGAAACGAAGCAAGGTTTGCGTATTCCTCAACAGTACCCGTAAATAAAGACGCCATTTGTGAAAGCGTAATTTTTTTACTTATTCCTGTTGTCGGGTCGCCTATAATTGTCAAGTCTGACAACGCCGGCGTAAGTTCTGTCGCTAATTGGTTTATTTTCTTTGATTCCATTAATAAGTATAATTTGAAGGTACTTCGCACCTGTTGTTAATAAATGGTACTGTCAAAATCGCATCTAATTTAACGCCCGCTAATAAATCCGGGTCGCTTTCTGTATAAAATGTCACAGGTAAATTTTGGTTCAATGTCCAAGTAACCTTTTGGTAATCCATTGGAAACCTTAATTGCGCAACAATGTCGCCTGCAACCTGTGTCATATCTGATAATACTTCAGTTTCGTTTGTTTCTTCCATTAACATACGATCCATAAAGTAAAGACTAAACGAATAACTAATTTCCTTTGCAGCAACATTCGCACCGGTTAAGGTAAAAAACATTGCAGGATAAGTTACTTCGCCGTTACTTAAACGTTCCCAAACGTCCCCAAAATAAACAAAATTAATTTGTTCGTGGGCGTTTCCTATCGTTGTCAGTTCTTTGACTATTTGGTTTAATGTCATTCTTTTTTTCTTTTGCCAAATAAACTTTAAGCTTATTTTGGTTTTTAATGTTTACTTGTTTACTCATATTTTAGCAACAACCGATATTACCCTGATACCTTTCTTCAAAAGACTTTTTACTTTTGCCGTCCCAACCGTCACCGCAACAACCATTGTCGCCCAACCACATTGAAACCGTGTACCCTTCGTTGTCAGGTTTAATTGAATCAATGCCTGAACCAAAGTTTAAGTAATTTGGATATGAAGCGTTGTTTTGTTTTAAGTATTTAATAAGTCTTTGTTTGTAGAATTCAGCGCGCGCGCGGTATCTATTCGCCACGTCAATCATATCCTGCATTGAAGGGGATTCCTGATTTTCGCCTGTTTTTCTTATTAACCCTTTATTGTAAAACTGATATGATAAACCTTGCGGTAATTCAGACATAACATAATAAATCAAACAATCCACAATGTAATCGTCCAATAATGTCGTCTGTAATGCAGTAAATGCGTTTGCTTCAACTGCGTCCTGTAATTCATTGTAAAGTGCTGAACCTAAAGCCGGCAAAATATACATATCCTGCGCGGTTTTAATTTCAGGCAAAACCAATTTTTCGTCCACGTTTGCGTGTAAGCCGGTTCTGTCCTTTATTGACTGTACTGATATAAATAACGTGTTTTTGCTCATTTTATTTTCGTGTTACTATGTTTGAAACCCATTGGTGTCTGCAACTTGGTTCGTGTTCGTTAGTTCCCGGCTTTGTGTACCAACCGCCACCCCTATCCCAAACAGAATATCCAAGTCGTGCGCTTATTTGTTCAATTTCAGAACGTGAATACATTTTATTTGCATCTAATAAAGCAACACAAAACGGGCGGCTTGTTTTTTTGTCCGTATTATTGAACCCTTGCTTCCATTCGTAAGAATAACGAATTAATAATTCCTTTGTTGTCGGCTGAACCTTAACCAATATTTCATTCAATGGCTGCGTAAGCGTATGTTCAACAATTATGTTTTCGTCAATACCTTCGCCAATTGCGTATTCATTAACCTGAACGTAACCGTTTTCAACCAATGTTTTAATTACTAAATTGATTGTGTCAACGTTCTGATCAAGTGTTGTCGCCAATACTTCAGGCGTTATTCTTTTGTCCTTTGCGATCAAATCCAATACGTTTGCCTGTAATTGACTTACGTCTGCAAACATTTGGTATTCTGAATCGTCGTTAAAGCGTGTTTTTTGCTTCCAAACATTGAAGCCGTCCTTTGCTTCGCCAAACTCATAAAAGGCGCTGAAATCGTCTTTAAACTGCGCTGATTGTACAACCGGAACTGTATCTTCAGGTGCTTCGTATTTAGACATATCAATTCCCGCCTTTTCAAGTAACCATTCTTTAGGCGCAATTTCCTTCAATAAGTTTTCTGTGAACTCAAATCCAATTGGTTCTGTTGGTATAATAGTCAATTCAGGATTTTGTACGCCTCTGAATTTAGCCAACATATTAAACACCCCTTCAAGGTGCATTTGCTTACTATTTACGTAAGTATTTTTAAATATTTCGTAACCGTCGCGCATTTCAGAACGTGAACCTAATTTTCCCGCTTCTGCAATACCGAATATTGACGGCGTTGTAATTTGGTGACCTGAAAATATATTAGTCTGAATTAAAGAATCCACGCGACCAAAGTCTTCTTTTGTAATATCTGAAGCGCCTAAATCGTCAATAATTGGTTTACGTTGGCTATCGTTTACAAATGCCAAAATAAACTTTTTACCGTCTGATCCGCTAAACCTATTTGAAAAACGCTTTTCAATATTGCGCTTTTCTTCGTCTGAAGGTTCGCCGTTAGGTAATGTAATTAATTTAGACGCTGAAAACCCTGTTTGCGCATTTCCCAAAACGTGCTTACTAATTTCAATATCTGATTCGATATAATTTAATGCACCAAAGTAGCCGGGCAGGCTATAAATACCCATATTCGGGCGGTATTCCTTAACATATAGAATTTGCTTACCAACAGGGTTTGCAGGGTTAAATGCAGCGTAAACAGTTTGTTTTTCGTTTCTGTCCTTCCAATCTTCTTTGTACCAAAACTGTGTATTGTCTTTATTTGTTCTAATCTTTGTGTAATCCAAATGCCAAATTTCAGCCAATTGTTTTGTAACTGACCAAATAATTTCCAAGTAATACCCACCAAACAATTCCGCGTCCAAACTCACCTTCCTTGTAATTTCATCCAAAGATTCCATTCTGTTAACCTTCTGAATAAAGTTTTCAGCTTCAGGACTTCCCTTCCAACCGTTTGCGGTTATGTAATGCACCTTGCTTTTAACAATGGCGTTATGTTTAGCCGACTTATTGAATAAGTCAACCAAATAATTAGGGTAATCGTTGCGGTCGCCGTACTGAATATACCCTTCACCCTTCTTTTCTTTGAATTCAGGTTGACGCGCTTCTGCAAATGTTAATACTCGTAAATCCATTATTGTCTGATTGTGTAAGTGTCTGTTGTTTGATATTCCGTAAATTCAAAAGGCGTTCCAACCAATTCCATTATCCCCGATTCAACCATATTTAAGCCGGTCGGGTTGGTATTGCTTGTACTTGTTTGCTCGTAAATTTCATAATCATATTGACCATTTAACGCAGTTCCAAAGTACGTGTTCGTCACAATGCTAAATTCATTGTAACGGTCTTTGTATTGGCTTATATCCGTAGCGTTTAACTTAACAAACTTTACTTCTGTGTTCGCGCTTCTATTCGTGAAAACAAATAAGTAATTTGGGTTTGTCAATAACTGTTTTTCAGTTAGTGTTAAAATTATGCTTTGGGTTGCGCCCTTCGTTAACCTAATCATATACGTATATATAGCAGGAAATGCAATTTGTTGCATATAGGGGACAAATAAGCCTAATATGTAAAGCTTTTACTTTACTTTATGCCAATTTTAGTAAAGTTTTGCCTTTACTTTGTGACATAAAAAAACCGCCGAACCAATTAAGGAACGGCGGCAAACCTATAAACCTATTGAAAAACAAACCTATCCTGCGGTTGTTAAGGCGTCTGCAACAACTGAAGAAACGCTTGGTGCTAACGCAGGTTCTGAACCTGTGAAAGTTAAAGTGAATCCGCTTCTGTCACCTTGCGCAGTACCTGTTGAAGCTGCATTTGCAGTCAAATCAATACCGCGTGTTTTTCCTAAATACCAATAGATACCGTTGCTATCTTTTACAACTGCAACTAAAGAATTTTGCGCTAACAACAACAATTCGTTGCGTGTGTTAGTCTGCATTTTGTTAAGGACAATCTGAAGTTCTTGACCGTAGAAAACAGTTCCGTTTGCAACAGAAGCGTTTAATGTTTGGTTGAACATTGAAGTATCTTTTACTAATTCGTATTTCCAAAAACGTTTGCCTGTTGCCTTAGTCAAAGCGGTAATTACACCACTTGCTTCAGTTGTAGAACTTACGTTTGCGGCTTCAGTAAAATAAACTTCAACGATTCCGCCTAAACTGTCACGGCAATCTAAAGTATATCCTTGTGTTAAAGCACAACTCATTGTTAATAATTTAAATAATTTTTAAAAAAGGGGGGATATTTCACCCCCCGAATAATTAAGCCAATACGAATTTCACTACTTCGTCAGGGAATGCGATATTCACACCCATTTTGAATTCAGAAACAAAACGTACTTGGTCAGCTTCTTTAGCGTAGAAAATTTCAAACTTTTCTTCTTCGTTCAACAAGTCTGTAGCTAAGAACAAGTTGCTTAAACGAGCAGCGTAAACTTTGTTAGTTCCGTTTAATCCTGCAACTGCAATTACCTTGATCATTGTACCCGGTAAAACAAACTCACCGTCTGCCTTCGCGTCAACTGAATAATGGAAACTGTTTGCGTTCTTTAACGCGATTGTGTAAGTTCTGAAAGTGTCCTGACCACAGAAAATTGTCATATCTTCAGCAGCAACAACTTTAGCAGGAATAGCCTGATAAACGCCGTCGAAGATTGAAATTACGTTAGCAGCAGTAATTGAACTCAATGGTGCGCCTGAAATGTAAGTTGAAGCGTTAGCAGCAACAACACCTGAAGCAGCGCCGATTAATTTCACTAAACCGTCAAACTTGTTTAAGTTAACGTTTACGCTATCTGTGTCACCTTGCCAAATAGAAGTTTCTAATTGTGCAGCGATTGTTTTTGCCTTTTTGTCTGCAAATTCTTGCTCAAAAGGAATAGAATCGTACATTGAACCGGTAGGTAATGCCTTTTGTAAATACTTTGCTTCTAAGTCTTTAGGACATAAAGCTTCGTTTACTTTGATTTTACCAACAGTCACAGTTCTTTGAGTGAAAGTAGTTGAACCTGATGCAGTAAATCCGCAGCTACCACCGCTTTGGAAAATTGCGTCTGTGTCCATAATATTGATCGTTTCAGAAGACTTTACGCCTACCATAACGTTACCCGCGCTTTTAATTAAAGAAGCGGTTTTTGCTCCTAATACAGAAGAAGTAACCAATAAGGCTGCGTTTTCTTCAGTATAGTTTGCCAATGCTGATACATTAAATCCCATTGTTATTAATTTTTAGTGTTTAAAATTGCGTTTCTATATTTGCTCAATCTTTCTTCCTTAATATCTTTGTTAGATACAAATTCAGAAAATCCGTTTGGCTTTTGAATTGGGTCTGCGCTTGGTGTATTTGAAAGTGCTTCTATTAATTCAGCTACCTGTGCAAATCCTTGCTTAACTTTATTTTCTAATTCCAAAACTTTTAATTCAGCCGCTTCTTTAGCTTCAACCAATTCAGCAAATTTTGCTTCAAATTGTTCTGCCATTTCAGCCAACTTTTTGTCTTCTTCTTTAGAAGCTTCAACTTCAGTGTCAACCACCGGTGTAACTTCTTCAACTTTAGCTTCAATTTCGATAATGATACCGTTTTCGTCCAAAGTAATTTCTGTGCCGTCCATTAATTCGTGGTCGCCCGCCGGTGCATTTGTACCGTCAGCCAACTTTACTGAACCGCCAATTTCTAAAGCTGAAATTTCAACCTTAGTACCGTCCATTAAAGAATATTCTGCCATTTCCACCTTAGTTTCTTCAACCATTGGTGCAACTTCAGCTTCAACTTCAACAGGCGCAACATTGTCTTCGAACAATGCCTTAATCTTTAAAATCGCTTCCTGTGCGTTCATACTTTTTTTATTATATAGTTAAAAAATAAAATGTTTATCACTTAACCTGTGACAATATTTTTTGGATCTCCTCAACCATTGAAGCAACCTTATTTACTTCACGTGGTTTGTAGTTAAATAAACCTTCAACGCTAAACCCGGCAATGTCGCCGTTTTTAACCTTTGTCCAAGCTTCTTCGTTGTCAACAATCATTGATCCGAACCAACTTCCAACCGGTGCGTCTTCAAATCCTTTCATTGGCATAATACCACGCGAAGGGTCTGAAATAAAGCTTTCAAATAATGTAACGCCTTCAAATTGTTGGTTTGAATCGTGCATTAAATTGACGTTACTTTGAAAACCCTTCTTAAAAAACTTCTGTACAATTTTAAGAATAGTGTCCGCACTAAAAGCAACATAATAATCGCCGTATGTGCTATCGCTGCGAAAAATAGGAGTGTCAGCCAACATAATAGCACCACTAATAATGCGACGGTCTTCATTTGCAATTTCAAATTTTTGGGTTTTATTAAATGCATTCCAATTCTTTTGGATTGCCGGACGGTCAACCAATGCAATAAAATCAACCTGTGCGTCGTCGTTTATGTCTTCTGTAATATCCAACATAAAAATTGGTAAATCTGTATTCATAGTACTAAATAGTTTAAATTTTAATATTTATCGTTTATTCAAATGTTGCTCTGTTCTGTATTTCCGCTTCGCGTCTTTGAGAATCTGAAATGTCGCGTTCAACAACGTATGCACGGACTGCGCCACCGCCACCGCCGCCACCTGTTGCACCACCACCGCCGCCACCGCCTAAGTCAGGCGTTCCGCCACCACCTAAAGACGGCATTGCGCCACCACCTGTTGAAGGTGCGCCCGGCGAAGGAATGTCAACAAATCCGGGTTCAGCCGATCCGCCCGGAATTTCAGGCGCTTTAACCGCTAAAATGGCTTTAACGTTCTTTAAACCCGCAGCAATCGCAGCCGCCGCAGCAACCGCACCCAAAACCGGACCGACAATTGGAATACCAGCTAAAGACTTAAATGCCGCAGTTGCCGACATATATGTATCAATAGTCGTTGCAGCAATTGCAGCCGCTTTACCCGCAACCGTATGTTCACCAATAGCCTTTGCAGCGTTCTTTAATGTAGCGCTAATCTTTTGTGCATTTTCTGCCCTTGCCGCCGCTTCTTTTTTGCTAATTTCAACCCTTGCGTCGCTTAATTCCTTTTCAGTTTTGGTATATGCGTCGGAATCAATTTTACCTTCTTTGTATAGCTTTTTATTTAATGCTAAAGCGTCGTCAACGCCTTGTTTCCTTGCTTCGTATGAAAGGTTTTCATTATTAACAATAGAATCTAAACGCGCCTGTTCTTTTTCATCCGCTTCTTTTACATATTTAGCGTCAATTTCAGCAACTTCAGCGCCATATTTTTCGCGTAATGCGGCAACCATTAACCCCTTCTGTTCTTCTGTATAATCCGCGTTGTCAAGTACCTTTTTTGTTTCAGCAACTAAAGCTTCGTCCAATGCGGCAACTTCCTTTTCTTTGCCTTCCTTGAATTTAGCAATACGTGCTTCTGATAATGTTTGTTGTAATTCTTCTTCAAACTTTTTATCATTTTCAGCGCGCTTTTCTTTTATCTTATCGTCAATTTCCTTTACTTCTAATTGATAAGCTTCTTCTGTTGCCTTCTTTAATTCGTTCTTTGTTTTTGTGTCAACCTTTAAAGCGTCAATTTCAGTAATACGGGCATTCATATTTATTTCAGCCTGTTTCTTTGCTTTGTCGTCTTCAGAAGTAATTTCAGCCAATGCCTTTTCATTCTGTAAATCCAAAAGCATTTTGTCAGCCGTCTTTTTATCTTCAATGGCTTGTTTACTTGCTTCGTCGCGTTTCTTTTTAGCATCTTCAGCCGCCTTTGCCGCTGCGTCTGCGCTTTTTTTATTATAGTCAGCCGTCAAAACCAATTGTTCAGTCTTTAAATCCCTGAATTGCTTTGATTCTTCTTCTGTTAATTTGCCTTTTGTTTTTAAGCTTTCACGTAAAGTTGACAATTCGTTTTCAACTCTTTTTTGGCTTAAATCATAAATTTCCTTTTCAGAACCGCCTTGCGCCTTTAATACTTTAATACGATTTTCAATGTCTTCGTTTGCGCGCTTATTTGCACCTGATAATTTATTTAAATTACGTTCCGCCTCACTTGTAACCCCAATAAAGTCTGTAAATTGTTCAACCAATTTGCCAACGCCATTTGCTAAAGCGCCTAAAGGACTGCTTTTAATCCATTTTGAAATGGCATCAAAGTTATTTATTACCTCACCTAATAAAACAACCAAAGCACCAATACCGGTTGCAACAATTGCGCCTTTTAAAACCTTAAACCCTGTTGAAGTAGTTTCAACCGATACGCCAAACGCCTTTTGAACCGCCGCCGCCGTTTTAGTTGCAGCGTTGTTTAATTCCTGAAACGTTGTTGTACTTTTAATTACCGCACCCAATTGTTTGAATGAATCCACGCTTTCACCAACCGCCTGTAAACCCTGCGACAATGCCATTGCAGCATTCACCTTCAATAATGCCTTTTCAACGTCTTTATTCTCATTACCAAACAAAGCCATTGCACCCTGAAGCGCACTAAATCCGCCGGCAACACCTGCCAATGAAGAAGCAACCGCCTTAAACTTTGCATCCGGGTTGAATGCATCCGTCAACGCCTTCGCGTCGCCAATACGGTCTTTTAAGTCAGCCGCCTTTTTAGCCGCATTAATAGCTTCCTTTGAAGTTGCACCGAACTTGTCAGCCATTAAACCAACTTCTGCCTGTGCTTCCTTTAGTTGGGTTCTTAAACTTTTAACCGACTTGTCTGTATCCTCAAACGCCTTGTCTAATTTTTGTACGTCTGCGGTCGCCTGCGCGGTGTCTGTGGTGACCTTTATACCAATAATTTCTTCTGCCATTAATTAGTGTTTATTACTTTTAATAAATTTACAAGGGTTGTCCTGTAATCTGTTGGGTCGTATGAATCAATCCTGTTCAATCTAAACAATACGCCGTTAATCCAAATATATTTGCTGAAATCCAAATTGTAAATGTCAACCGCCGTTAAATAAACGCGACAGGTCAACAACTTTGATTCCATATCTGTAATTTCCAAAATGTACGGTTTATGATACGTATTGAATAAGTTATTCGTCGGGTATGTTGTCGCAGGAAATTGTAATTCCTTTGGTGCGCCAAAATTCAAATCAATTGTTGGATTCGTTGGATCGTCCAAATGTCCCGCATATCCATAAACGTACAAATTAGCTAAATCTGAACCACCGCCCGTTGCACCTGATTTGATATGCCAAAGGTGGTCAATAGGTAATTTTTTAGCCATTAAAATACGAATAACAGAATCCATTGAATCTTCCTGTGTGTTATTATTTGACAATTTAAAAATTGTTGTATAATATTTATCTGAATGTCCGTGTCCTGTTGGTTGGTATAATACAGAAGGCGCAAAGATAATTTGCGTTGAAGCCGTATCTTTTACGAAATCAAATTCTGAATCATAAATAAAGTCGCCATAGGTTTGACCGTACTTCTTTTTATAGTTTTCATTATAATAATCTGAATCTTCTGAATATCTGTACGCATAATAACGGGCGTTCAACTGTGACATTGGTTTAATTGACATTGTTGAAGCCGTGTCAATCTTTTGTGACCAATCAATTGAATTTGTAACCGCATCTGAATAAAAATCAATATATGGTGCAATATTAATTTGCTTTTCATTTATGTTATCCTGATAAACGTACAAATTGAACATTTTACATACTGACAAAAAGAAGTCTTTTTGGAAAATACCCTTTGGTAAATTATTATTCATTGAAACAGTACCATTGTAAGCAACAGTTGCCAACTGTGCAGCCAATTGGGTAAATGTAAAATTCGCACTTGAAACGTTTACAATATAAGTATTCGCCGTTGCCGGAACGCTTAATTCAATACGCACTTCGTTCGTGTTTGCAATATCCCCCGTCCAATTTATATTGAATGTGAAAGGGTTATTTGCTGAAAATGTATTTACTGTCAATGTCTGAACCGCAACACCTGCAACATATAAAGTCGCAGTAATTGATGAAGCGGCGTCGGTTTGATAAATGCCGGTTATTGTAGCCAATGCATTAACTGTCTTTGTGCCGTCAGTATAAGTAAAAATGCTTTTTCCTGCATTTTCTGTGAAATTAAGTAAAGTCGTATTATCAAAAGACAAATTTGCATTTCGCGCCGTTGGTGTATTACTGTTTAATATTGTTTTGGTTGCATTAATCGTGCCTAAAATAAATCTGTCATTCGTTCCCTGAATTCCTTGACTATTGTTTGGAATAATTAATTTTTTAAAAAAGTCAGTATTAAAAAAGTCACAATTTAAACTGTACGAAGTACCTTCAAATATCTTTTCAATATATTCCTTTACGTATAATGCCGGTCTAAATGTATAAACGCTGAAATTATCTTTATTTGTTGAAACATTGCCGTAATCAATTAAAGGGTAATAATAACCTGAACCGTTTATTGTGTCCCAACTATCTGTAATAGCGTCAACGTTCCAAGTATGGTTGTATTCGCTAAAATCAAGGTCTTCTAAGCGCTTATTCCCCAATTCGGTAATAAACCCTGACAACTCACCGAAAACCGCGCATTGGTATTCAATTGTACCTTTATTCATTACAATTTCAAGGATTCTGATAACCCCCTTAAAAATCTGTATTTTATCAATATATACTTCGCACTTTGCAGCCTGTGACGGCGTAAAGTTTGTATTAACGTTGGGTAAATCCGCATTATATTCGGTTGACGTTCCCAAATCAAAAGCAAAACCCAATATTTGGTTATTCTTCGCAGTTGCAGGAATTGATATTGTACGGCTAAAAGAAGTATTGCGGCTTCCAAAATCGCGCACGTCGTCAATCGTGTACGTGAAATCCGTTCCAATATCCTTCAATAAGTCAATTGCGTTGTCTTCAATATAAATTTCGGTTCTAATCATTATCTGTATTGACTGTTTAAATATTTACCAACTTCAACTTCTAAATCAAAATTAAATAAGCCGTCCGAAACCCTGTATTTGTATTGGTAATTCGTGTTTCTAATTGTAACCGGGAAATACGCGCCTTGAACTTCCATATAAACAATCGGTGACGCCATTAATTGCGCCAACCAAGCGTAATCCTGTTCGTTTACCCAATCGCTTGTTAACATATAATAGTCAGTATGCTGAATTGCGAAGTTGTACGTCGTTTCGTTGTATTTGTTGTAAGCATCAATATTTTTCATTTGACCGCCTGACAATTGGTACGGGTTGCGTCTATATGAAGCACGGTTAAATTCGCTGCGTCGCTTGTTTACCAATCTAAACGCCATTGAATCATAACCGCCCAATCTGTTAAGGAAATGAAGGTTGTATTGTCTGTATTTAGGGTTGCAAACGTGTCTGAAATTCAATACCCTTGTAACCGCAGCGCCTAACGTAATGTAAACTTTGTACCCGTAGGTATTTTGTGTAATTATATCTGATCCCGCCCACGCATTAATTGCCGCAGCCTGAAAATTGAACAGGTTAAATTGCCCGGTCATTGTAAGGTCACCGCTTACCGCAGTTCCAAAAGTTCCGTCTTCGTTTGTAGGTTGTACCCAAAGTTTATAAGCGCCGCCTGTAATCTTTAAGAATGTAATAAAAAATTGGTCGCCGTATTCAATCGTAATATCTGAATTGTCGCGGTCGCTTAACCAATCGTCCGTGTAATTCTCAATAAGTAAATTATCGTAGTAATTAGACAATACCAAAGGTACTTCGCCGTTTTCCGTAAATATGTCACTAAATAAAGGTGCGTAATAATTGTAAGCTGAATAAGAACCTGAAGCCAAATTAGGAATAACCGCGCCGCTTACTTCTTCGCCAATACGAACCTGATAATCAACCTTTATTTTGTCGTTTGATGCCATTAAAACGGTTGTACCTGAAGGTTCAAAATAGTTTGTCACGTATGCGCGCACCATTGGGGATGCGTTAAATACGCCGTAACTTCCTTCAGCCGACGGCGAAGGGAATACCTTATTTCGGCTTACCTGTGCGCCATTTATGTAAATATCATATACGAATTTAAAATTTGTCACCCCAACATTTGTTGAAGAAGCCACAAACCAAAGGTCTTCGTGCATACTCGGAAACGTAGCCGGTTGACTATTTATTGTTATTGCCATTACTTGATTCTATTTTATTGCCAATTTGTCTAATTTGTAATTGAACGTCGCCGCCAAAAGCTTCTGCCATTGTTGTAAAGAATTCCTTATTGAAAACCGCCTTAACTGCGTTATCAAAATACGAAGTCGTACGTAAACCGTCCCTTTTTATTGCTGAAGCGGTTGCGTAAGCCAATGTTTTTAATGAAGGCGCTTTATTTACGGTCTGTTTAAGCTTTCTGTTTTTCCTTTGTGTCGTGCTTAGTTTCTTTGTCTGTGTTTCGTTTGTCGTCTTTGCTTTACCTAATCTGTACCATTGCAATATTGACGTTGCCATTTTCTTATTTGGGAACGGCGTCTTATATTGGTAAGGTGAATCTGAAGCAACCTTTTTTGGCTTTGCATTTGCACCGCCCGCACCACGTACCCCCTTATTAACGTACTTATAATAAACTGAAGCCGGGTTATCCTTATCGTAACCCAACCACATTTCGTAATCATTGCCAAATTTGTTGACCTTTGGTACAACTAAGTCGCCAATTTTACCTGAAGCAATTGAACCGCTTTTTGCAAGGTTCTTCTGTACTTCGTCGTTGAATTGTTTACCGTAGAATATAAGCATTTGTTCGGCAACAGGAAATTCAGTCGGGTCAATAAGGTTGTATTGATCACCGATTGTTTTTAAAAAACCTTCCTTTAATGCTTTTGCCTGTGCTTTGGCTTCACTCATAACCTTAAATAGATAAAACGGTTCTAAATACCGCACAAAAAACCCCGTGTAAAAACACAGGGTAATTTTCGCTTATTACAATAAAACCAAATCTAATATTTTATGCGCTTTGCCTGTTCGCGGTCGTAAGCGTTCTTTGACTTTAAATATGCCATTGTATTTAAAAACTCAATCGTTTTCATTTCAAAAGCTTCTGAAGTTCTAATATTTTCGTGTTCGGCAACAAGTTTGGCGGTATAATGCCATCCATAGATTCGCATAAAAGCAACAGAACCGAATCCGCTTGCTCCGTTGTCATCCCCGCCGTCGTCATTTCCGCCCTCATATAATCCCGCGAAACTTCGATCCAATTTTTGTAAACTTGATAAAAAAAAACCAACGAATGATAAACGTTCACAAAGTTTGCTTCCTGCATATCCGCAGCGTATTGTTCGTGCTTGCTCGCGTCGTACTTATCGTCAACCCATTTGCCAAACCAATTCTTTTTCTGCGGTATTACCATTGAAGCCGCTATTTTATGAAGATTCGCCAAAGTTTCCTTACTGAAAACCTTGCTTTCAATGTAACGCGCCGCCGGCATATTCTTAATGTCGTAGTTTATACGGTATTGTTTGCCGTTTGTTTTAATATAGTCAACCGGTTTACCTTCAATTGGTTCGTCTAAAAATGCCAATTCTTTGCGCAGTTCTTTTAAGTCTTCAATGTTTAAACTGTCAATTTGGTATTCTGTCAACCCTGTAATAATCGTCAACAATTTAATGTCAACGTCCAATTCTGTCCAATCTTTATTCGGGTTTGTTATTATTGGCATCAATTGTTGGTATTGCCAAAGGGTCAGTTCGTTCCATTTCATAATTCAAAGTTAAGTCTTTTTTCTGATAAGGACAATGCCGACAACCATTTTTGCAGCAA